TATATAGTTAATTAATAGGGAGCTATTACGATGACTAGAGAAGATTATTTAAAAGCTAAGATTAAAGAATATGGGATGACTCAGCGAGAATTCGCCGCTAACATAGGGATGCCTTCTTCAACATTGTTTTCCATATTGCGCAATGTAGGAGGTGCATCAATAGATAATATTATTAAAATATGTAGAGGTTTAAATATCAGTCCAGAAGATTTAGCCAATGTTGGAGAGCCAATCACACTCCCTCATGAACGCAAAGGGTATTATGTTGACGCTGAGACCGCAGCGTTTGCAGAGTATCTACGCACACGTCCAGATGCACATATGCTATTTTCTGCTGCAAAGGATATTAGTAAGGAGGATATGGAGAAGGCTGTTGAATACATTGAGCTACTAAAACTTAAAAACAAATAATACACAAGGGAGTGTTAGCTTGGTAGTAAATATTATTCATTGTGAATTGCCTTTCGTAGATGCTGTTGTAGAGGGTTCAGCAGATTGTGACACACATAATATCTATGTAAATAAACATTTGTCACAAGAAAAGCTACGAGAACAGATTAAGCACGAACTAACTCATATTCTTAATGATGACTTCTATATAGACCATCATGTCAATATCGTTGAACAAATGGTAAGACGATCATCACTAAATGAAAGTGAGCTAGAATTTATTCAGTTTTACCACCATTTCATTGATAACTAAGGGAGATATATCATGAAACGAAAACTAGCTATTATACCTATCATTATTGTTGTATGCGTGGGGTTGGTGTTCGCACTTAAGCCTTCCCCATCTATTGAGTTAAAGGATGAATCAGTCCTAGGGCAAACTACCACTCAGGTAGTGTTAGAGGATTGGACTATATTGTCTGCTACAGGTGGCTATGAGTCTAAAATCACCTTAGACAATGGTAAGTCTGTAGATGCTAAGTGGTTAATTGTAGAGGATGTACCGCCTGCATATCGTTTAGATATGTTCCCTCACTCTTTCTATCATCACCACATTTATGTAGCTCCAGTACAGCCAGGTGTGGCCAAAGTACTAAGTGAAGTAAAGCCAACAGTTACCTACTATCTTGGAGGGTCAGAAAAACAGATTAAGTTTAAATAATAAAAAAACACCCCTACCTAATACCTAGATAGGGGTAAAAAATTAAGCGACACCGAATGAACGATGCCGCCTCTTAAAACCAAATAGCACGGGGTGGTGTATTTAGTTTTTCCTATACACATATTATACTACTTCCGTGCAAGAATTACCATAGGAAGGTATAAAAATTAATGGCAATGAAACGAGCGAACGGTTCTGGATCCGTTTATAAAATGAAACATAAACCCTTACGCAAGCCTTACCGTGCAGTCGTTACGACTGGCTACGATGAAAACGGCAAGTGTAAGCGTAAGACGATTGGCTATTATGCTAAATCAAAAGAAGCTTGGGACGCTTTGTCAGAATATGGTATCTATCCAGAGAAATTTGAGACTAAGAAAGTATTATTCAGTGAATGTTGGCGTTGGATGATAGCTGACAAAGAGCGAAAAGGAATAGATGTAAAAAAAGGCGGATATTCGACCGCACAAGCGAAGTTAACATCGATTTGGAATAAACCTATACAAGAGATTAAACTCGTGCACCTACAGGCCATAATCGATGAAAATAGCCATTTAAGTCGTTCATCTATAGCGATTATATTAAAAGGCTTGAACGGTGCCTTCGAGTCTGCGATTAAAAACGATATCATCGTTAAGAACTATGCAGCACTCCTCGAGTTAAAGCCGGCTGATAAGTCAGACATTCACAAGCCATTTACAGAGGCTGAAATTCAAACTATATGGGAGCATGCTCACTTAGATATAGCCAAGCTCCTATTAATGTATATCTACTCCGGTATGCGACCTGTAGAGCTACTATCCATTAAACTTGATAACGTTCACCTGGATAAGCGTTATGTCATCGGCGGTGTTAAAACAAAAGCCGGCAAGGATAGATTAATACCTATTGCCGACTGTGTTATGCCATTTTATCGCGAAATTTACGCCAAGGCGAGCGTTTCTAAATCTGATACACTTATCCCTCAAGGGTACACTTCAAAGTACCTAGGGAAGCCAATAAAACGATTTTGTAAAGAGATTGGTATATCTGACCACTTGCCACATGATACTAGACATACGTTTGTAACCTTGGCTAGTAATTATGGAATAGATCGTTACGTTCTAAAGGCTATCGTTGGCCACACGCAAAGTAAAGATATTACTGCTGACGTATATACCCATAAAACGATTGAGCAGTACATAGAAGAAGTAAATAAAATACCCTCATCATTTAATTAAGGTTGTGCAACGGTTGAGCAACGCACACAAATTTTAGATGATTTTAAAAGAAAAAGCACAGTACCTATACGCATAAGTACTGTGCTTTGTGCATTCGTAGAACTGTATCTATTATTTGGAGTACAATTCTATTACCATTCAAAATCCTTATAACTACTGAGTTTATACCGTTAAATCTTTTAAAAGGTTGAGTAACAGTTGAGCAACGTTACAAAACTATAACAAGTTTTAACGATTTATATAATATATACTATTATATAAAATTGGTCAAACATCATAATATCTTACATAAAAAAAATATGGCAACTAGTTCCATTTTGGAACACGTTCACATGAGTCCACCTGCTCAACTAACAACTAATAGTTGATAGTTGCGTGTATCCACCATTACACGCTATGGAGATAATTGGATCACCTCTCTATCGATGAATCACTACTCCGATTACTGCTCCCGCTCCCACCATCTGAGATAGGTTGCGCTGCATCCGTAGTCGTTTGATTGTTTTCTTGTCGTTCTCTATTTGCCCTTTCAATTCTATCAAAGAGCTCTACATTTCTGACAAGGTAACTTCTTGCTTCATGGATAGCATTTTGGCTTTCATCAATTCGGTTTCCAATGTCGATATTGTATTGTGTGCTTCGTTCAATTCTTCCCTTTGCTTCATGACTAAGGACTGTACCTCGGTCAATGGAGCGCTGGATGTCTCGATTAAGCTCAACGCTCTCGCGTTGTTGTCTTTCAATTCGTTCCACTGTGTTAAGGGAATCGTTATTGTTGCTTCCGGCTGGCTCATGGAAGATGTACCAGAGGCAAAAGATGGAGCCGAGCACAATAGCACCGATAATAACATGACGGTAGCTAATGCTATTAAGTAGTACTTTGATTTTTTCATACATATATACCCCCTATATATTACTGCCCCATTGCTGAGCGTAATATTTAGCTTTCATTCGTATTACATCGCCACCACTACCAGGTTCATCACCTTGGTTAACTACCCATAAGTCCCAACGCTCACATGTAGTTGTTGGCCCATATGGATCATGTGCATACCACCCGTCCATGTTATCGGCTGCCTCAGCATGCGTTAACACATTGGTAATACTAGCAGGTAGTCCTAAGTCTACACATAATACTGCGACCACCTGCGCTAAAGTTTCAATTTGTGCAGCCGTTGGTGGATAATCACCTAAGTCATTTACCCATTGAGCCCCATAAGCACAATCTAAGGATATGCCTACTGCTCTACCATTACGCATCCATGTGTGGCTTTTATGGTCAGTTAATTCACCGTCGATGTAAATGTTACCGCACCCATCAATGTTGATGTGGTAATCGTCAAATTGTTGATTATATCGTCCTGCAGTCCAGTGTAGGTATATCTTATCAATGTACCCTACCGCCCTACTACAGTAGTCGTTTAAATCACTTAAACTAACGTTTATCATCCGCACTCCCCCTTTCCATCATAGGTGGTACCTTTGGTTGTTCTTCTAGCTTATCAGGGATGCCGTTGCCATCCTTATCTATCCAAAGTGCTAAGAACCCTACTAGGGCAGTTAGTACAGATGGGATAAAGATATGATCAATGATGTTAATCCCTGTGCTAATTAATTTCCCTAATTCATCGGATACATACCCAATCACAAATGCCATTACGTATTCGATGACTACTAACATAATAGGTACTAGCATAACGAGGACTAATGCCCTCGTTGCTAATACACCTGTAGGGTGGATATTGGCCACCCTAACAGATTGAAATGCTTTCTTAGCGCTGTCCATGAGCCGAGGTGGTATGTTCATGTAATTCCTCCCTTAACTCATTAATCCGCTTTTCCATAGATTCTAGTCTAGTGGTCAACATCATAAAGGTAGCTGCAGACTCAGTACGTTCAGCACGTGACTGCTTCATTTCGTCCTTTAGCTCACCTAATGTATCAAATAATGTATTCCACTTGTTCGTGAATTCTATGCCATCTTGTTTTCGTTGTGCTTCTAGGCGGTCTAATAGCGGTACTATCAGAAGCCGATATCCTGCACCTGCTACGATGCCTACGATAGTTAATGTCGTAAGCAAGTCGTTTAACTCAAACTGCCAAGTCCAAATGAGATATGCACCCCCTTATTCTGTGCTAACTAAGGACTGATTATAAATGGTCTACAGCGTCGCCTGCATTAATATATTTATGTTGGCTATCATCCCATTCGACTCTGGATGTTTGAAACAAAACACTACTTACACCGTCTTGTAAAGTGCCTATTTTAATAGGTTTGTACATATATTCGCCATTAGAGAACGCAACATTTTGAGGAGTTTCAACAACAATAGGAATATCGCCAATAAAATTATTATTTTTATCTCGGAAACTATATTGATTATCTTGACCGTCCTTAGTTACTAGACTTACATTCTTACTTGTTTTAATTAATACGCTATCGATTTGAGTAACGAGCCATTTACCAAGTGCTTTGAAAACATTATTACCTTTGAAGTTAGTTACATCAATTTCCAATTTTCGGCCAAATAAGGAGTATCTTGCACCATTTTCCTCAAATGTATCATCAGCATTGGAATGAACCTCTACACCTTTAATTTCTACGCTGCCTACCTCACGATCAGCTAAATCATAATATTTAACCAAGATATTAGCAACGCCGAAAGGTGCGATAGGAACACGCATATTGTCGCTCTCAAACACACGTTTCTCGCCGTCGTCAACTGATACCTTGAAGTGTGGCTCCCCTTTTAAATCTATGAATGGTTGACCTTCTAAAGGCTGAGCATATTCTATCGGTTTGTAAGTTACCTTAATGGTATCACCGACCAGCTCAACCAATTTGGCGAGCACTGTTTCAACGCTAGAGTCGTCGAGATATACGTTCTTTTGTTTCAAAAGTTCTGCTGCTTTTTTAGCGCTGCCTGGCTCTCCTTTAGGGCCAGGTTCCCCTTTAGGACCAGGATTACCGATTGGGCCAGGTTCTCCTTGAGGACCTTGTGGACCTCTTAAGCCCTCGAATAAGGGCAAAATAGATTCTTTATCGAATTTCAAAGTTAAAGTATTATCTGCCATTATTTAGCTCTCCTTCCAAAAACCTACAACATCAAAAATATACCTCTTACCACTAGCCACACCCCAGGCTTTAATATTTCTAGAGTTTGGTTCAACATAAACGCTATTATTGTTAGCATCTACAGCAACTTCTAATAACCTTGAAGGAACAGGAGAATTAGCAGGCAATGTAGCAATAACACCACCATTTCCGCTATTCTGCGTTAATACAATGTCCAAGTGTAATTTCCCGAAACCAGTTAAAGGACTATACTCTAAATACCCTCTACCATTTCCACGTTCGCCAGCTCTAGCAATACCCCAGATAACATCGTATGATTTAACAGCAGCTGCTCCACTTATGCTATCTCCTTTTGGTCCTTTAAGTTGTTGCTTTTGGCTTTCGGTTAAATCCTCAAAGCGTAATGGCTCGCCTTTAGGACCTTGTGGACCTCTTAATGCTTCGAGTTGTGCCGCAGTAAAGTCGGCATACTTAAAAGGCTCGCCTTTATCACCTTTTGGTCCCTTGAGTGCATTAAGTTGTTCTTGCGTAAAATCAGAAAATTTAAATGGCTCACCTTTAGGCCCAGGTGGTCCTTGTGTACTTGATGCATACTGATTAATTTCGGCTTTCTTAACATAATCACTTAATTCTGTTTTGAGTGCATATTTAGGGTCTCCTAGCATAGTAAGGTAGTTTCTTATATCAACTTTTTTTAGGTAAAGATTTTCGGCATCTTGTTTAGTTGTATAGGCTGATAAATCTACATTAGCACCAGTGCCAGGCGGTCCTGGCGGGCCTTGTTCACCTCTAGGGCCTTTTAAATTCTCTAATTGCTCCGATGTGAACATGTCATAAGTAAAAGGCTTTCCGTCTTTACCAGGAGCACCAGGAGGTCCAGGTGGACCAGGAACACCTTCCAGGCCTTGTGGCCCACGCAAACTATCAAGCCATTCTTGTTCAGTACCTTCGAACCCATGAGAGACGGCTATTGCGTAGGCGCTTTTGCCTTGCCCCTCAATAAGTGGCAATGTAGTTTCTTTGTCAAATTTCAAAGTTAATGTATTATCTGACAAGATAAATTACCTCCCCCTTACTCATGCATTGAAATATCCGGAACGATCGTAATCGTACCTTGGCCAATTTTGAGCCAGTGATCATCGTTATAAAGGAATGCGTCGTAGATATAATCGCCTCCCTTTACTTTCTTGTCCGCTGACTCTTGGCCAGAAATAAAAAACCTTACCTGTTTTGACTCTACCACAGAATGCAACTCTAATATCATATTGTCATATGGGCGCTTGCGAATTTTGCAAGCGCCTTTATATTGACCTAATGTCATATCGCTATCTGGCGGTACGACATAACTGATACTAAAGTCTTGTCCGGCGTAGAGTGTTAAATCTTGTTCGACCATATAGCCTCCTTATTGTCGTGCAACAACCAATATAAACAGCTCACCGTAGGAATATGTTTCCACATCCTTAAAGCCTTGATTACCACCATCACTTCCTGATGTAGACATATCAAGATATCTTGACTCCGCAACTGCTTGACGTTTACCTTTGATACCGATATTGACATTCCTAGAACGATTAGTACGGAAGTACATATCACAACTACCAACCCATCTGTGTTTTTGTTGGTTAAATCTATCAAAAGAAATACGATCACCAACACTTCTGATCCCCTCATCTGTTAGCATTGGTATATAAGGGCCGCCACGATTACTCGCCACGCAGTAGCTCTCTGTTTGAACATACCCAACTGGCACGAATGTACATTGGCTTTCATTAAACCCTTCTGGTAGTGGACACCAGTCACCATGACGTACCTTATAGATTTGCACGTCAATATTTCTGATTTTAAAACCGGCTTGCATAATCGACTGAGCGTCAATACGTGAGCCTGTAATATTAGCACCTACGATGTTACCGTTAGCATCAACTTTGAATGAACCATTTTGGTTTTGGATCGTACCGCCGATAATCTTACCGCCTGTTACTTCGCCCAGGTTACCTGAGATAGCACTTAAGGAACTAACATTTAGCTTATCTGCAGTTACCGCATTCGCAGATAACATCTTATTGGTAATGATGTTATTATCGAACAACGCGTTACCGGTTACATGGAGCAACTTACCGTCAATCCTTGTACCTGTGGAGCTTAGATTAATACGACTTACAATCTCATCGCCATTCAATGCTTTTAGCTTAAGGTCAATACCTTCCGATAATTGGCTAAACTGAGTAGCCATATTAGTGGTTAGGTTCTGTACCTGCGTAGAATACGCATTAGCTGTTTGTGTAAGTTCCTTAATCTTATCGTCCATAGCCTTAATGCCAAGAGCTTCCTTATTGATTAAAGCCGGGTCGATACTAGCCGGTACTGAAGTACCAATGATATCTGAATAAGCACCTTCGCCAAACACATCAACGTAAGCAACTTTTACATTCAAGACACCTGGGTCATGAGGTATCATATTTACGTTTGTAGTAACAAAATACTTCTCTGTACCGAGGTATATGTTAGCGCCTATACAAGTATCAGGGATGCTATCAAAGACCACGCTTACGCCTGTAATATTACCTTTTACTTTGACATTCGTCGGAGCTTTAGGAACTGCTGCGTTATAATCGAGTCTAAGAGCAGGACCATAACCTTTAACAGGATTGTGTGCGTAAACGAATACTGCACCTCTACGAGCCGATAACTTAATTTCAGAACGAATATCTGTAGTCTTGGCTAACATGTTATTAGCTTGGCCAACATTACTATCCAATCGCACTTCATAGTAATCGATGTAGGTATTCTCTACTGGGTCCCATGCAGCAACGATCGTCTTACCTATTTTGACCTCACCACGAGCCGGTGCATTTGGTGTAGCTACGCTCTCAGCAGATACAGTCGCCGTAATACGTGCTTCAGCCTTACCGCTTTCATTACCGGACGTATCAATAGCAGATAGCTTGAATTGGTAATTACCAGTATTAGGGATGAAGTATGAGTAGGATGTGCCACCTATATGCTTAATAAGGACTAGATCATTACCGTCATATAGAGTGTATCCATGTAGGTCAGCTTCTGCGTTAGGTTCCCATGATAGATGCAGTACACTGCTATTTACTGCATCCTGAGTAACTGTAAAGCCTTTAGGTGTAGCCGGTGGTATTTCCTTACCATGTACATATACCGAACGCTCAACGCCTTCATATGCAGCACCAACTTCATTGGTACATACAATCTTAACGTCATAGTTAACATCAGTAGCTACGCTTGGAATAGTCACGCTAGTAGCACTACCATCTAATACCTTAAACTGTTGCCACTCTTGAGTGGTGATAGGTTTGTAATAAACAATGATATTCTTGGCCACTTTGTCACGTGGTAATTGCCATGTACCATTGATATCACATAATACGGTGCCGTCCTTTAATGTCTTGGTATCAGCTAAGAGTACTAAGTTAATAACCTTAAGTACATCTGACTGTGTAGTGTAGTCAATGATAGGAACGGAACCGTCATCGCCTGCGTATAGCTCAGGATAGTATTCAATACAGGATATCTTACGTGTCATTTCAGAATTGGACTTGCTGATAGACAATACCCTAAATGGTTTAGCTTCCTTAGTAGCTTCACCATAGGTGTATAGATCATCAGTTTGGATAACTACATTCTTAGCAAGAGTTAATGTATTACCGCTTGCGCTTGCCACATCGTAGGACTCTAATGCATCCGTAGTGGCGTTACGTACCATAAGTCGATATGTCTTACCTTGCTCAAATGTAACCTCTCTATCTAGGACTACCTTATTACCAGTAGCAGATACGATACGTCCACCTTGCCCCCAGTCTGTTACATCGTGTTGTAATAGGATTACATCACCGATTGTGCACGCTATGGCGTCTGTGAAAGCCTCGAAGGTACAAGTACGCACCTCGTATTTATTCGCTCTTAGGTAGTGTTTAGCGTAATTATATGCTTGGTCTACGTCATCACATCCCATAAGTTCTACTTGCGCAGGACTAGCAAGCGATGTAGTCACATCATATTCTTCGCTGAAAACTGGAAGCACATCACGTTCATAGTCCTTAGCTTTATTGAGGAAGGATACCTCGATAGCATTTGCCCTAGATGATGTAGCTTGGAACTCTTCCATAAAAGAATCCATCTTGATATTGCCTACTGTGAATAGCTGAGTAGGTGTAGCAGCATAATCATAAATACAACTAAACCGAGTTCCTAGAGGGATTACTTTACCTCTCCCTACATTCTCAGCATATTTAAGCGCATCCCATACTTGACTAGCACTATCATAGATGTAGTTAAATGTAATATGTTTCTCGTCGCACTTATCAGCCCAAGCCTTAAATGCGTCATACACGAAGCGTTCACGAGGAGCGCCTTTAACTACATACTCATCGCCAATCTTACGGCAATGATGAAGAATATCGTAACAAGCCCATGCAGGATTATTAGCTGGCTTAGATTCATACGCTCCAGTATATGTATTAAATACCCATACTGTTTTACGCTCTTGTAACCAGGTCACGTTTGGATCATTACCATTTAATTGGTCAGTCGCTAGTGCCTTGATACCAATAAGCACCTTGCCAGGATGAATAAAATCATCATAGACAATCTGAGTTAACTGAGACCAGTATACTTTGTTCACATGGCGGTTAGAGTTACCGTCCTTATGAGCACATCGCATACGCACTTCATATTGGCCAGGCTCTTTTACATCAAATCTGAAAACCCTGTAGATAGCCTTATTAGATTTATCCTTAATAATGCCCGAATACTTTGTATTGTCGATAGGTGTAGTGGAGTGGCTATTGAGTTTATACCATCTACCGTCTTTCTTTTCGACCATACCATCTTGGCCACCATTATTACTTAGAGGTAATGGTATCCACTCAGCAGAGCCTACTTTACGATAGCCACCTTCAATAGTGACTGACGTTTCACTTAGACCGCCTTGGTCATTAGAGTAATACAAACCATTAGGTAATGATACGGTCACCTCTAACGCAGCAGATAAATTACCTTGCGTTTGATGGATAGACCAATCATTTGTAAGCTCATAGGTCAATGGTTGGTCAGCGTAGTTATCATTGAAGTTAGGGATAACTGTTTGGTCATTTGTGCCTAATCTAATATCAACTTGTACATCCTTATAGTTACCTACAGGGTTACCATTTAGCTTGATATTAGTTATAGCATCGATAGGACCTTCACCGGCACAGTAAAGCAAGTTAAGATATTGCTTACTTCCGTCGCTCGTTACGTGACGAGAAATAAGCATACCTGCACTTTTACACTTACCATAGGTAATAGCTAAAGGATGACCTTGGCCAACTATTGTCTGTGACCCTTGCCACCCGTACGTAGCAGACTGTTCAGTATTTGAGCTATCAGTCTTAGGCGCCGTCAATTTAGATATGATCGTGTTACCAATCATCCCGATGGCCATTGCTGCGAGTGTACGACCTAATACGCTAGTAATGCCGAAGATAGCACCAGAAGCAATACCAGCAGTAGCGATTGATAAGCCGATAGATAACAAGATGCCAAGTACTTGCTTTTCTAACTTAGGCAGTACTACTACGTAAGCTTCATTTGTAGGTGATGCGGTATCCTCTACTAGCTCACCATTAATGGAGTACACCCAGTTACCTGGTTCAGTGAAATATTGGTTAAGTTTCTTACCGTCAACAAAAGGCACAAGTGTCTCTTGTCTAGTGGTAAGGTCGAATGGATTTCGAGCTATTACTAATCTAATCATTTTGAGCCTCCTTGTGCCTGTACATTCCTAATATACGTTTTCTTAATCTGTCCATTGGTACGATACATACGCCTGCATATTCTGTGGAGTGTATCATCTTACCTTCGCCAACATATACAGCGACATGGTCAGCATTATTACTGTAGAGGTTCATAACAATTATGTCCCCTACTTCCGGTTCCTTGACTTCGTGCCAAGGAGAGTTCATATCTGGCCAATATGTCATATACGGCCCTAGTTGAATACCTACTCTTTTGTACACCTCTACCACAAGCTCCCAACAAGGTAACTCTTTCCACGGAGTACCTACTAGGTTATTAAGAGTTAGATACATATAAGCCCCCTTGTGGTATCGTTGGCTCACCGCCAAATCTAATGCTATTATTTAGCTCACGACAGCGTTTTAGAGTTTTGTTACATGATTGTGCGTAACCTTTGTAACCGCACTCTACAGACTTAAATTTGAAAGGACAGTAGTCTTTCATTACCCTCACAGGTGGGAACCTGCGAGAGAATGAGAAGTCTGTGCCCAATGTGAACACTACCCAGTCTGCTTTAGACTGCGATGCATTGATGATAAACGTTTCTTCTAGTTCAATGATGTCCGGTAGGTTAGTATTGAAGATACGAATATTGACCTCACAATCTGTGAGGCCTTTATTCTTTTCTACTAACCGTTGGATTGTACCGGTTACATTCGCTACAGAGAGTTTAACGTTAGGCATCTGCTTAGTGTCCTCGTTAATATCCTCTAGCTTGAATGGGAAGGCAGTGTACTTCTTACCCGCTAAGGTTAAGTCCTCAGTGTTATTCACGAGGAGGATATTCCCTTCCGGATGGTGAAGTTCAATAGCCATTACCCATGCACCAGTGGAGGATATCTTATTCTTTTCGATGATGGATGCAGTTGATAACGTTAACATCTAAGCCTCCTGTAACTGAATTGAACCTGTCCATATCCCATAATCACTAGCTGAGAAATGGAGTTGATCAGCGAACCTAACTCTAATCTTGGCCAGTGTTTCAGGATGTGTCCAAAGAAATATCTCTGCGGTGTTTACCTGGTCGAAGAAATTCCTTAAGCGGACATACTCTGTAGTTGGGATTTTATAATTCACTGAATATGATCGTAATGCTTTCGTAGTCTTACGATGGGTTAGCATCGTCATGTTTTCCACCTGAGCCTTACGAGTCACATCGGGTGTAGTTTCATCGATAGGGTATATCGGATATCTAATGTTTGGGAATTCTAACATACGCTATACTGCGGCTGCCTTAATGGCATCACGCATACCTCCTTTGTTTGTCATAAGACTAGATACTACTACATCAACTATCATTTGTTCTCCGTCAAACTTAGTCTCTTGTTGTTGGCTATCTAGTTGTTGGCCAGATTGATTGATGATGTTAACCGTAACCTTACCTGCTCCGTCACTACCAATCATCTTACGTGTTTGGCTTGCGTTATAAATACGATGTGAAGAGTTAAACTGTAAGAGTTCCGGACCATTTTCACCAACAAGAGTCATACCTGCAGGAGCGATACCACCGCTTGCGAACTTACCCATACTGTTGCCAGTAAACGCAGCACCGAAGGAACCGCCACTAGAGAATGAAGATACATTCCCTCGACCTACACCAATAGCACCGATACCGCTTACCACTCCACCAAATAGGCTTTGTAGTTTAGGCTGTACGTACTGTTGGAAGGATAGGTTGACGAGCATTTTTAAAATACTGTTTGTAATATCTTTAAAGATATTTTTAAGACCTTTACCGAATGACTCAGCGCCAGTTGCAATCCCTTCCAAATGGCTAGTAAATGAAGAGTTGATACTGCTCATAGTACTATCAAATGTAGACTTCGCTAGGTCCCCATAATTCACAACTTGTTGGTTATACTGTCTAGCACCTTCAGCTAGGCTATTACGTAAGTTACGTCCTGCAGCTTCCCATAGCTTTTGCTGAGCTTCAACCAGGTTCTTCTCAATTTGTAAGCGTTGTGTAGCGCTTAATTGAGCTTCGTTGAGTTCGGACTGAGCATAAGAGATATAAGACTTAAGCGACTCATCAAGCACCTTGTCCGCATCCTCTTGGGATACACGGCCAAGCTTCACTAAGTTAGACTGCCTATCCACATCTTCGTTGATTTGCGTATAGGCTAACTCACGAATTTTCTGATTAGTCTCAGCAGTAAGCTTTAACTTCTCAGCATTAGCTTTCTTTTCAGCTAGCGTCTTGTCACCAACTGCTTTTGTATACTCACGAATGTTATCGTCAATCTGAGCTTGTTGGGCTTCAGATTCAGCCTTGATAAGTTGCAAGCGATCGCCTGTACGTTCAAGGTCTAACTTGACGATATCCTCGTTCATCTTACGAACACGAATCTTTTGGTTACGTTCAGCTTCAGCAAGTTTCTTTTGATATACTTCCTCATTCTTGGCCTTAGCTTCTGCTACTAAGTTAGAATCAGCAAGTGCTTTAGCATTAGCGTTTTTGAGTGCATCATTAGAAGCACCACTGCCAACACCAGTAGGAGCACTGCCACCATAAGCCTTAGCATATAGTGCTGTATCTACATAGCCTGTTACAGCACCGAAGTCACCTTCAATAGAACTAGATTGAAGCACTTGACCAGGGCCGACACCACCAGGACCATGAGAGTTAGCCCCAGTATACCCACCATTACCATCGGCAATGACTACATGGTTATCACCAAGTACGACTACACCGTCACCGGCTTTAGGGACGTATCCGTCGCCTGGGTCGTGCCATGCACCTACAGCTCGAGCATCACGCATTATATATGGGACATATCTAGCAGTGCTAACCCCAAATGATTCTCTGATACTATCTGCGAATAGCTTGCCACAATCTGTAGCCCAGTCACCTTCAGCACCTAATACGTATTTTTTACCTAATTGAGCGTTGGCTGCATCTAATACACTTGATGCTTCGCCAGTACCTCCACCGCCACTATTTAAGCCTGCAGCAGAACGAATAATATCACGAATATTCTTATTATTCGATTCGTATTGGTTCTTGGCGTTAAGCTTATCGATTTCGTATTGGCTACCATCAATTTCTAATGATTGAAGTGTAAGACTACGGATAAGCTCGTTAAGACGTTCTACAGAGCTTGCCAATTTCTCGGCTGCTTGTTCCGCCTTTTTAGCTGCCGCCTCTTGGGCTTTAGCTGCCTTACCTGCTTCCTCATTAGCCTTGTTGATAGCTTCATTATTAGTCAGACCGTTCTTAGCATTTTCGATTTCTTGCTCCATCTTAGCTTGCTCTTCATCGGCTTTTTTCTTCGCAGCATCTGCCGCTTCTTTAGCCTTGATTGCAGCGTCAATTTGAGCGCCCTCTTCTTTAGTTGCTAAACGATCGTTCTTAATGAGTCCGAAGAAAGCACTATCTTCAACCCAGTACCGCCCATCTTTGTTAGCCATGTAGGCAGCATTAGTACCTGGTGCATTGAGGTTCTTATGAGCTCTAAGCCCATTCACATCAACGCCTAGGTCAGTACCTTTAGTAGCTTCCTTATAGCGGTAATCGAGTAGTGCTTTGCCTGCAAGACCAATAGCGGTAGCCAATGCAAGCCAAGGACCTGCGGCTGCTATTGTAGCCAATCTCATGAACTTTAATGCGCTCGTGATAGATTGGATAGCAGTGATAGCTATACCTGCTTCTAGGCCAAATTTTACAAGCCCTGAGATAGCATCTTTCTGTTCAGTTGCTAAGTCGCTATATGTCTTGGTTAGATTAATAGCACCTTGCGCATATTCCATAACTACAGGTAGTAACTCTTGACCAATCATAATAGCCAATCGTTTACCTGTTTGTTCCATATCTTTCAACTGACGATTAAAGGATGCGGACTTTTGAGCTGCTTCATCATTGATGATAAGGCCCATTGCTCTAGCACGGTCTTCGACTTGCTTCATTGCCTCAGCGGACAAATTCAACATGCCGTGTAGTTGGTAACCTGTTTTACCAAACAGTTCCATCTCAACCCGTGTCTTTTCGGCACCGTCCTTCATGTTCCTTAATCGGTCTTGAATGATAGTAAATACTTCAAGAGTATTCTTACCTTGAATCTGATCAATGCTAATTCCTAGACGACTAAACATGTCAGTCGCTAGCTTGCCTTCGGCGGATGCAACTTGCATCTTGTCCTGAGCGGTGGAGACTGCCTTCGCAAACTTAGCAAACGCTACTGTACTTACATCAGTAGCAACGCCCATATAGTTGGCCACAGAAATGAAGGTGCTTGCTTGTTCAGCAGTCGCGCCTGTTAATGACTGCATTTTCTTTACAGACAAGTTCCAAGATAGCGCTTCTTTAGCAAGCTTAGTACCCAATCCTGCTATACCAGCACCTGCACCTATGGCGAATAATTCATTCTTTAACTTTGAAAGCTCTGCAACTGTTCCCTTAGAGGTAGCGGCGATTTTCTCTAAACCGGCTTGCGCGTTCTTGTCGGTCAGTTGCACTATAATATCTACTACGTTATTCGACATCCTTATTCATCGCCTCCATCTCTAAACCCTCTAATATCCACATGAGACTAAATAGCATAGGATTTAGGTTGATGTTATTTATCTCAGCCACCGTACGTATAGCAGGATAGTCAAACCCTGCTAACCCTCCAGAGTGGTAAATACGTTGACTACGTGATAGGTTGTACAGCTTCATAGCCAGTTTTGAACCGAATAATAGGCGTGGTGGGTTATAGTCACACTCGGAGCAGTCGAAGGACTGCTTTGTAGCGGTCTGTAATTCCTTACATCCCTGGCAGTACTTCGGCTTATCCGAGGACATCCACCTCCACGCCTCTTCTAGTTTTTTTCTGTTTCTTCTTGTAATTGATATGTCAATGTAATGACTTCACCTGCGAAGGCCATTGCATCTTTGTCAGTTACTGTATTGAGTTGTTCGTCTGTGAGCTTATACACATCAGTTAAGATGAAACGCATAATATCACGACTACGAACGATAGATGCTACTTGATCATCAACATCTACTGGACAATATACGAAGTCTAAACCGGCTTTGATTAAGCTATCACGTTCAGTCCATGTAAGGGCTCTTGGTTTTAATTCGTTACCTTGAATATTCATAGATACCTCCTAATGAATTAGATTAGTAAGAAGCTTGGCTGTTAACCAATTCAAAGACTACTGCGGATTGACCTGCATCATCGCCATAGTATGCTTTAAATGGAAGTTCGATATTTACGCCTTTAGGACCATCAATACCTGGGGAGTTACGTTCGTAAATCAATTCAGGCAACTTGATTGTCAAGGAGTTAGTACCTTTAGTAAGGGTTAATTCCAAGCTAGATTCAGTACCATTTACCGCTTTGTTTAATAGGTCCATATTTTGGAAGAAAGCTTTAATCGTACCGGATACGCCGATAATGCCTGTATCAATATAAGTACGGAAGCCTTTACCGCCAATTGCATAAGAGTCACCGTCTAAGCCAAAGTCAATATCAAGGCTCATGGACAATACGTTAGCTACTGTAGTACCGCCTTCTTTGATAGTGGCTTCCAAGTTTTCAAACGGTGTAAATGCAATCGTCTTAGCAGCAGTATCAAATGGCACAGCTGCCATTGTTTCTTTACAGCCCATTACATCGATAGATGCAGTCAATTCAGCATCACCGCCAAAATTTAAGGACATCTTATTCATACGTACGCCACTGAATTGTTGGTAAGTACTAATATCCTTATAACCTTGTTCAAAGGTAGCAGATGGCATATCTGGACCAATTTTAAACACGTGTTTCTTACCAGAACCTTGAGCTGTTGTAGTTGGAGCGCCAAAGCCTAGTTTTAACCAATAGCCAAATCCTAATACATCTACTGGTGGCACGATGCTACCGGATGTATCGATGTTACCGCGACTAGGTGCCGCAGGATTACGTGTACCTCGAATAACAGAGGAGTCATTCAAGTTTTGGCTAGCCTTCAAAGAAGAACTGATAATAGGCATTACCACGCCACCGGTAGATGGAGTAGTACCGAAGTCAGTTTCAAAGGCCATTGTAAGAGAAGATTGTGCACCTTGTGCACGTTTAGCAACTGCCATATTTATCCTCCTAATATTCAACATTACCGCCAATTACATGCGGTATTTCTATAGTGTAGGTGGCTTTTCCTGGATATACAGGACGCCACGAGATATTGTCTGTTTCGTAGTCAATGTTAATGACTGGGTAGTTAGGGTTAACTGCCATGATACATTCAACGAGTAATTGGCCAAGTTCGTCACACTCGAACGCTCCTGTGTATCTCACTACACGACCTTCACGTTCTACCTCATTTCTTACTATCCCCCATGCAAGTTGCAAAGTGTAAGAATAGGAACTAGCCAAGCCTTCAGACTTATTGTCCATCAATATGATCACGCATGGACAATCCTCTTCAAGAGGAGCGCTTGCTTCATCATATCCGATGTAAATCCCTAAGTCCTTTCCGAAGTGCTTCATGCAGTAGTCGGTAATCTTCTGATTATCCTTAATCGCTTCTGCCCATCTGTTAGCAATGACCGCTAGTGGAATAGTTTGCATTGCTACCTCACTTTATATGCTCGTCTACTTGACGCGAACTGAGTGCTTTTGCCTAATGCATATTCACCGATTTTAGACTCTAGGTAAGGTACCAACTTAGGCTGTAGGGCTATCCTCATTGGACCAAACGTCTTACGAGGTTTAATCCTAAATTCAGACTTTCCTTTAGCTAGTTGAAAGCCACCGGCAAATAATGTCTTACGCATGGGCTCTGTGATTTGTTTTGTAAAACCACGCTCAATCTGTTCACCTAATCGTTTAGCAGACGATGATAACCACCCTACTTTTACAGATTGCGACTTGGCATCGTATTGGTAACCAACAGCTCGATACATCTTACCGAGTGGAGTATATCCGACTGTAGTTTCCTTTACGCCACCGGCTATAAGTTGAGCTCTGGACTTTAGTCCCCAACCTTCCTTATCAGCCTTACCGCCATCTTTATAGGCACGCCTTACTTTAGCGCCAAATGCTGCCTCGAATTGTGCCCTCATAGTAGGTGGCATGAAGTTAGCATATTTATGGCCACCAGGTGAACCGGATTTAATACCTGCCTTGATTTCCTTCTGCATCATCCAACCGACTGACTTCATAGCCTTCCTAGTCCAATCTGGTTTAGTCTTAGCTATGAATTCAAGATAGGGTGTAGCAGTGTCAACGATGGTAAGAGGTGAGTTACTCATGGTCTTACCGTCCTAACGTTGGCCACAATTTCAAGACAGTGCATTTTAGCGTCGCTATCAGAGATATGATCTACATACCACTTTTTACCATTGATGTAGATTACATCTTTAGTCTTAGGTAGTGGCACGTCTTTAGTTCTAACCCATACCTTAGCCTTATCAGCAAGGCCAGTTACGAACCCAGAACCTTTACCATCATACTCACCGATTTCTACGCTAGCCTTAATCTGCTTACCTTCATATGTTATTTTTTCGCCAAATACGTCCAGTAAGGCGCTTTCATCATAGGTCAGCATAAGTTATACCTCATAGGGTTAATGCGGACCGTGTGGCCCGCATTTCCTTAAAAATACAATGATTAGTTTTTCAACATTACTGTTACAGTATCTTGAGTAGCAGTTTTAGGTTCTACTGCGATACCCAAAGGTTTACCGCCAGTCTTAGCAGCTTTACCAGAAAGGAAGTTTACTGCGTCACCTACAGCATATGTATCAGCTTTAGTAGCATCTACTTTGAATACGCCTGTAATTTTTACGGCGCCCATTTCGCCATTTTTGATATCAGTAACAGCTACACCATGAAGTGCACCTGCTTCTACGATATCGCCGGCTTTAATATCTGCTGTTGCCACATAATTGATGCGGTCTGTTTCATATACGAATTTTGCCATATGTGTTATATCCCCCTATTATTTACCTGCGTTTTTATATAAACCACGGAAGTCAAGAGCGCTTACGCCACAATCAAATGCTACTTTATATTCAATACCATCTACATCGAAGCCTTGACGAGTTTCAAGACGTGGAGTTTCAACGCCGTTCAAGTATGTTACTTCGATAGTATCGTGTTGAGTTGCATCAGCTACTAAGTACCATGCATCTGGGTCAGTCAATTCTGCATCAGCTACAACGATGAAACGACCTTTGTAAGGGTTAACTACGCCGGAGTTTACACCGTCTACTGCTGCAGTAGAGTTAACGATTTGGTAAGCAGTTACTTCAAGTTCTGGAGGAACTACCAAGTATTTAGGTGTGATGTTAAGAGTAGCTTCACCTGTGATACCTTTTTGGCGGCGCATAGCCGTAATTGCTTTAGCGATTGCTTTCACAGATAATGCTTCACCTGTACCTGCAACGTTACCATGTTTAGAATCAAACAACGCTACATTGTCTTGCATTTTAACGTTACCAGTTAATTGAGCATATACCATTTTGTTCACTAAGCGTTTAGCAGCAGAACCGTATTTAGTAGCGATTTTGGAGAACAAGCCCAAGTCATCATTGATGATCGCTTGACGAGTTAAGCTGAACAATTTACCATAAGTAGCTACTTTAGTACGAGCGGATGCTTCACCGAAGGAGTCTTGTTTGAATTGAGCGCCTTCTGGAACTAATTCAAGTGTACCTGCTTCAGACAATGCTACGCGTGCAGCTTCTTTGAAATCACGGTTAGAGCCTTTACCTGCCCAAATTTGGTAAGTAGTTTCAGCTTCATTGAAGCCTACCATTACGGATTTATTAGCAAGATTAGACATAATATCAGGGAATGTAGATGTGGAATTGATAGCTGCACGAGCTAATTCCATGTTATCGCCAAAGTTTACTGTAGAACCAGATTCACGGCGTAAGGATTCGCGAGCCATTTCAATCATGGAATAACCACGTAATTCTTGTGCACCTGCTGCCGGTTCTGCTACTGGGATACCTGCTGCCATCAATACAGCGTCTTGTGCTGCAGCGCGGAACTTATCAGATTCAGCTTCGCCCATTTTCACGGATACGCCTGCGTTACGTGCACGAAGTTGGTCCATTACCATTGCACGAGCTTCTTCAACAGATTTACCCAATACGATTGCTTCGTCAGCACCTTCTACATCGAAGTCACGGAACATAGCAGTAATTTCGGAAGTACGTTTACGTTCTTGTTCCATTGCTTTTTGAAGGTCTTCTTGAGTGATACCAGTTTCAACTGGCTCAGATTTTACTTCTTGAACTTCTAAATTTTTCTCTTGATCCATACGTGTGTTATCCTCCTGTGTGTCAATACTTGTATGAATGTCTTCAGCACTACGTCCTACGCCCACTGTTGGGTCAGCAGGAACAGAGACAATACTGATTTCTAAAGGTTCCCAATCGGTTACTACGTAAGCAGGACCTGTGAATCGACCGTTAGTAGATTTAGTATCTTCATCTTCTAATACTTCATAACGGTTGATTGCATAGCCTACGCTTACACCTTGTAGTGTGCCAGATTGTACCTTTTGGAATATTGTTTCGGATTGTTCATCGGTGTCAAAGCGTACTAGCGCTTTACCGCGGTTATCTTCTAGCCATACCTTTTCGATATGACCTACGACCGCATCACGATCGTGATTGAACAATACCGTACCTAAGCCATTTTCAAAGCGCTCAAGGTTGATGCACTCTTCATCATGGCAAAGGATTTCATCGCCGAACCAACGGCCATATGGCGTTTCGGAAGAGAATGATAATTCAACTGTCCGACTATCGGTATCGACGTGGTCAATAGTAGTTTCTCGACAGTAGTTGCCAAGAACACTACGCTTTTGATGTTCACTCATTACTAGCCATCAGCTCCTTCCTGTGTAGTGTCATCATCGCCCATCGTTAGCGGTTGCAACTCACTGGAATAATCAAGTAACACTCCAAGCTCACGAGCTCTGTCCTGTTCGAGTTTCCGTTGTTCAAGGACTTCCTCCCAATCACGACCGGATGCTGCGCACACATCCTCTAGGGTTGTAAGACCAGATTTGATAGCTTCCTTATTAGCGTTAACCTCTTTCACTGGGTCAATCCAAGACCACCCTGGAGCAAGCCAAGATACCTCTTGGTATTTGTCTTTGTTCGCTAGGTAATCTGGAGGTAGTTCACCAGATAAATAGAGGGCATCAATAAAGGCTCTCCAAATCGGCATACAGAAGTGTGCGATAACAAACTCTTGTAATTGACGGAACGTCTTTTGGTCCTCTAACAGATTTTGACGTGCGGCCGAGAAGTTACCGGATATATTACGCGCTACGATGTCAGCGCTCATACCAAGACCTGACGAGATACGTCTAGTCTGAGTTGCCGAGTATTCGCTTGCAGTTCCTGCATTACGCTTAGGGTCTGCAAACTCAATAGATTCACCAGGGCTTAGGTGTCTAACCATACCTGGCGCCATTGTCATGCTAGGTCTACCTTTACTATCACGTGGAAGCAAGCTAGCTTGTCTAGCTGAATTCTGAGAAGTAATAAATGCACTGAAGCACGCTGATACACGCGCTGCGATTAAGTCTGCATCCATGTACTCATCGATATCATGGATCCGACGCAATACTAACGCCAAGTGACTCATACCACGAATCTGTGTTGGACGAGTAGGCTTGAAAAATAAGAACGCCTGGTCTGTGGTTAACCGCATAGCTTCAAAGGTTCTAATACCCATTGGGTCTGATTGGCTCACATGGTAAGCTACAGGCTTTCCATATTCGTTTACCTCAACACCGCTAATGATGTTATTATTACCATATTTGATATCTACGGCCCCTATGTTCTCCGCCTCAATTAATTGGATAGCCAAGGGGAGATAATCGCCCTGTGCGGTCTTATTTACAAGAATTTCGCCATCATACAACATTCTACGTAGCGCCATTGTTTGCAACTCGTAGAAGTTAGATAGACCACGTACGTCCGCATTATCTGCTTCCGTCCATTTCGCCCAGGCACGCTCAATCTTATTATTGAGTTGGTTATTGAGCTTACCGCTCTTATGACGAACCTTAGCCTGTGGCTTAATACCACGACCGATTACGTTACGCAAGATAGCAATAACAGCAGACTCAGCTAAGTCACTGTTCATCTCAGCAGACCGTGCACGGCCACGGATAATATCTCGTGAACCTGTTGCTAGTTGCTCGGCTGTACCAAATGCAGGTTGCCAATCACTATTTAGTCTGTCCATTGATGCGGCATCGTATTGACGGAGTGCTTCACGTGCAGCCATTCGTTCTAGCGCACGTTCAGGGTTAACCCAACCGATTACTTTATCTAAGATATTCATCGTCCACCCCATGTTACGTATGCATCAACTTGATACCCATTAGACTCTTCATGTACTCGTTGCATTAATGTTTGTTCACGTGCATAGAGTACTGGTAAGTCAATCGTCTTGAATCGTTTACCGCCAATCTGCAACTCGGAATATCCTTTAGTTTCGATATCCTCAATTACTTGGCGGACACGTTCAAGTTGTTCATTTACATCGCTCATGGTTCACCTCCTATCTAAACCAATGGCCTGTGCTACCGATTCCGCTTCCGTAATCCTCATAGGATGTTGTATCTTCAGCTTCTTCGTAAGGCTCAGGCTCTACTAAATATTTAACTCCGGCAATATCAGCTACTGCCGCGTTATAAGTACATGTATCTAGCAAGTGATTCGTAGGATGTCCTGTAAGAGGTTTCCATTTAACAGTAACCTCACCAGTTTTCACATTCCGAATCTCTTGCTTTTCTTCTGCCCTTAAGTGGTCCATGTATTCTTGAGGGCAGTCTTTGAATAAATGGATCGTACCGATTTCATCTGTAGGCCTTACCATTCGAGCGAAGATAAAGTCTTTCCAGTAATCGGTATTTAGTACATACAGTTTCAAGCCACCAATAACACCTTTTTCAACGCTTGACATTGAATACGGTGCTGTCATGGTTGTACTGTTGGATGAACCTTTAAGCGGTATACAAATTTCAGGGAACCTTGCACAGAATTGGTAAACCTCATCTGTTCTAAACCCTGAGTCAATACCGGCTTTCATTACCTGGCGTGGTTCTCCAAATTCACTTGGATACTCACGATTGACGATAATCTCTTCTAGGTCATCCCATGTACTAGCTTGGCCGTAGTCGATTAAGTACGACTTAACGCCTGGCGCATATGCTCTCACTTCCCACCAGAAGTAATCGAGCTGTACGTCAACGCTAGCAATAAGGAGTGTAGCCTTATCAGGCACAACCCCTCTGTCATACGTTGACTCTGTGAACTTGATATCTTGTGTGCTCTTAGTCTTAGCAGACCGCCATGGTTCAGCTAGCCAAGAGTTGATAAAGTTCATTAGTTGGTCTGCGTAATCCTTAGAGGATAGGAATTCATAAGCTACCTTACCAAAGGCTACCCAAGGGCTGTATATAGAGGATAGGTGGTAGCCAACGGATCGTACTCTACAGTTTGGTACATTCTCCGTTCGCCATTCACCTCTTCGCAGCATTTCCATTTTGTACTTATCTTGTATTGGCTCCTTGCAATGCTCACATTCGTAATACGCTGTATCACGTACTAGGTCTTTATTGCCGTTCGCACTTTCAGGCCATTTGATTTGTTTAAACTTGAGGGTCTGATACTCTCCGCAGTGTGGACAAGGTACGTAGTACTCTTTCTGCGCATGAGCTGATTTAAAGGCCCTCCATATATTCCCGTTTTCTACCGTAGGTGTTGATACCATCACGTGTTTGGCATCAACGAACGTTTTAGTACGTTCTGTAGCCAACTTGATAGGATTGGCTTCCTTACCGGAGAACGCAGGATATTTATCTATTTCATCAAAGAACACATATTTGATTGCCCTAGACGCTAGACTCGATGGAGAGTTAGCACCAGACAATACCATGTAGTTGCCATTCGTGAAGTTTAGCTCCTTCTTCTGACTGGCGTTGGCATCATACATTTTCTCCAATGGTTCAGAGTTCTTGATCATTGGTTGTACACGTTTCTCACTGTTGAACTCTGCAAGGGCATCTGTTGGATATACCATCATGACAGGTGCTTGTGATTGATGAAGTGAATAACCAATCATGTTGAGTTCTGCTTCCGTTTTACCTATCTGTGCACCGAAGCACAGCACAATTTGTTCAATCAGATCATTATTGAGCATATCCATAGGCTCACGGAGGTATGGAGTACGGAGAGTGCGCCACGGCCCTGGTTCAGCACCGGTACTTGGTAGTACACGGAACTTATCCGCCCACTCAGATACGGTATATCGCTCTGGTGGTTTAAAGGCCTCTAGTTCGGGAGCTGTCCACGTAAACGAAAATTCATCGACGTTGTTTTTCAATGTCATAACAGATTCAGCTTTTGAATTCGTTTTATTTTTTCTTTTTGTGGTCGATTTCCGCTTTGGTGTACTTCCCTTCCCTCGAATAGCTTTCGAGGTACGTGTTGACACACTCATTCACCGTCCTCTCTACAATCACCCTTGTATCTGCGTCTGGGAATTCTTTGCTAACCGCTTTGGCTAGCAGACCAAGGGATGACTTCAATTCTAAAACGCGTCCAGTCCATTCACGTTGTACATCAGCCACATCTATGTACTGACCATCTAGTACTTCGCTTAGTCGCTTTTCACGTTTGGCTCTGGCTTCCTTATAGTCCGCCTCGGCCTCTAATTTTCGTTGCGCTGCCGATTTCGTTCCGTCCTTATCCTTTGACATCCCTAGCCAAACTAAGACTTCCCGAATGTTCCACCAACCGGTGGCCACCTTCGGCATACCTGCACGATTATGTCTGCTGATCATTTCGGGTCCTAGGTCTAAGATTTGACATAAGACCGCAGTAGTAACTATGAGCTCACCATGTTCACTGAACTTGACTTTAGGTCTCTCGACTGCCATTTCCGACCTCCTTTCTTAGTGTCCTCTCCAAAAGTACTTTCTACTTAATTTTTTCTGTCTCTTATACACATCTGACGCTGCC